TTTAAGTGCGGCAGTGGGGTTATTTAGCGGTAAGAGACTTGGAAAAAATACTGTTGCTCTTATAGCCAATACATCAGCAGTTGCCGCACTCACAAGAGCAATTCTTAGTGGGGGATTAGGTGGTCTTGGTATTGATGGTGATGGTAAAAAACCAAGAGGGAAAAGAAGCAAATTTCAAAGATTTAAAAATATGTTTGGCTTTGGAATGGATGATGTATATGATATGAACCGTGGCGGTAAAAAAGGTGTTCAATTTGGAAGTAAAACTGCTGGAGGTGCATTATCTCTAGCAGAGTCTGCAAACATTGGAAAATTTGCAAAATTAGGTGGCCTTGCCAGAGGTATTCCAGTTGCTGGACAAGTTCTTGCTGCTGGTATGGCAGTATTTGATGGTGTCACAGGTGCTGGGGATGCTTTAAAAACATTTAAACCGCAAACCCTTACCGATAGTATTGAAGTGGGTATGGTTGGTGCTGCTGCTGGAATTACAAAAAGTTTTGCTGGATTAGCAGATATGGCAACTGGAGTATTTGGGTTTAATACCGACTTAGCAGGTGGTGTCACTGATATGAGAGATACTTTTTTAAAGTGGTCATTAGACACAAACGAAAAAGTAAAGGATATGACTGCTGTTCTACCTACTTCGCGTGAATTAGAACAAGCAGCAATATCAAATAGACTTTTGGTTGATAGAAATAAAGTTCCACATCCAAGCGGTGCAGTAATTATGGATAATTCAACTTCTTCTAATATTCAACAAAATACTACCAATCTAAGTGGTGGTATGATGACCAGCGTAGCGAGTGGTGTTGATGGTGCGCTACGCTGGGCATTTCCTCATTATGGAAATTAGTCTTCGTTAACTAGACTTGCGAAGTAATCCATAGTATTATCTTCGCCTTCTACTTCTGTCTTTTTAGGCGTGGCGAAGTCTGGAATATTATCATCCAATGCCGAAGCCTTTTCCTCACCCATTGAAACAGTTTGTGCCATTGTTGGTTGAGGTGTAGTTTGACCAAGAACATTCCGCATCTTAGTTTCTAGTTCTGCATACGACTTATAGTTTTCTGGATCAGTAAACTCTGAAAGATCATAACACTTGTCATACACTTCTTCCAAGCGTTCATCACTATCCGATACTGCGCGTGATGCAGCAAATTCAGATTTATCATAATTACGATAACCTTCAACATCACGAATTTTGAGTTTGAAATCCGCACCTTCCCACATACAAAATGGATTCATAGGTGTTTCATCTGCAAACTCTGGTGACCAAGCATCCATAAGTTTATCAAAGATTTTCTTACCATATTGGTACATGAAAACTTTGCCTTCATTTTCTGGATTTCCTGGATCAGAAACTACCAGAATATTTGAAACATGATGCAGCCGCCGCTTTTGACGCCGCGCTGTTTCTTTATCAGATTCAATACCACTATTCCAAAGTTTGGAATTGTATTCGCCAACTGGGTCTTGTTGTTCAATTGAAGTCAAAGACTTCTCAATATACCATTTACCAGTTGGACCTTTAAAGGCATGATCCCAATATCGTACAAAATGTACTTCAGAACCTTCTTTCCCATCTGGCAAGAAACGAATAACAGCATAACCATTATTCTGTTTATCAACAGTGGGTTTCCACATGCGTTCATCCACATAAGATTTTGTAGTGGTATTTGTTGCTGTTGCGGCAGCAGTTAATCGGTCAATCTGACCACGATTACGTTTTAGATTTGCAAAAGACATATTTTATTTCTCCATATATGCTGAATTATTGCTGTAATATTTTTAGTATAACTGTATTATATCATATTTGTGTGTGTATGTCAACCATATTTATCAAATTATTTTCTCTGAAAAATAATGGTCTCTTTACCAGTGTCTGGGTTTACTGATGGAATTGCAACGTGACCATCTGGCACAGGTTGTGTTCCTACATATTCCCAAGTTGTGCCTACTGCACGATTGGCTGGACCTGCGGCAAAAAACTCTTCATTATCATTTAGAAAGAGCATAGTAATCATGATTAGTTCAAACATTTATTTTCCTTTTATATGTTTATATAGTTCGTAGTAATAGTCAAAAGATATTGGGTAATTTTCTGGGTTTGGCAGTACTCCTTTAAACATCAATATAAATTCTTGTATCTCTTTATCTGTCATTTTCCATACTCTGTCTCTTATCACAGTAGATTGTCCACATATACCAAGAAGCCCCTAGAGGTAAAATAGCATTTAAATTAATTATTGGAGGTAATATTGTGATTACTGCTGGAAACATAAACATTGCCATGAGAGCCACTGCTATATAATCATACCACCGTATCATTCAAAAATCAATTCGTTTTGCTTTGGTAAAAAATTAAGACTCATCGCTTCTGCCTCAATCTTCTCCTTTATTACTGGTGATATGAATTTGCTCACATCCTCTGGTTCAAGTTCAGTAATGCTACATACCTCAACAACAGCATCAATATAACCTAGTTTTTTATCAATTACTTGTTCTTCTATTAGTTTGCTAAACTTTGCTCTATTCATAAAGTTTTTTTCTATCATTTATTCATTGCCCTTAAAATTATGGTATCTTTATTAATCCTACCATTCGCGATGGTTGTTTTTGTGGTAAGACTAGACCACTCTTTGTTTATTTGGTTTGAAGTCTTTTTGAGTACCATTGGAATAAAGACCTCTGGTTTACGCAATTTTGTAACCCTTGATGCCCCAAAATCAACACCTTGAAGAGTCGTTCCTTTTACCTCAAAACCACAACTCTTTTCGCAAACCAATTCAGTTAATGCTCTAGTCTTTGCATTGAATAAATAAATTCTCATCGCTCCAATCAAAGATGTTGGGCTAATAGATGCTAGTTTAAACTCTACAGAGTCTTTTAAGTATTGAACCTTTGCTACTTGTTTTTCGGCAGACTTTACTACAGGTCTACGAGTCTTACGAGTCGCCTTCTTTGCTGTCATATATTTTTCAATATCTGTAAGAATATTATCTACAAACTTTAAATATTTTTTCTGGTCACTTACTTTCATAGACGAATAGCCCTCAATAAGATCAGGAGTTTTTTTGTTTACTAATTCGTCCAATTCATCCCTTAATGGAATATAGTGATCATATGTTGCCTTTGCTGTAATGTAAGGAACATCATGTTTTTTCATTTCACTATAAATAGAGAAATCTTTTTCATCTTTCCAATTATCAATAATAATTTCAATACCACCAATAAAATCACTAGTGCGTTCTTTAATAATTTCCGCTGGAGATTTTCTTGGAGTTGTAACAACTCCAATATTATCAGTTTTATTTAAAAGTTTACGCTTACCTAGCCGCAGAATTTCATTAACTTGTTTTGTAAGAACTTTTTCAGCATCCCACCAAGTAGGAAATTCTAATTGTAGTTCTGCCCATGCAATCGTTGCCGCTAAACCAGGAGATTGACTGATTGCCCAATCTGGGGCTTGTAATGCTATCTTAGCATCTTCTTTAGATAAGGACTTCTTCACATGGTTTTTTATTTTTACAGCAATATCTTTTCTGTCAACCTCTACTCTTATGTAATCGTTGAAATGCTGAAAGTTATCTGTTGGTGCAGCAGCAAATCCAGTTTTAGTTTTTCTAGAAAAAGATTTTCTTTTTTTTGATCGTGCCATGTGATTCACTCCTAGTGATTATTGCCATAATCCTAAACTATTTTTTAATGAAAGTCAAGTCTTCTTTTTCTAAAATCCATTCTGGTAATTGGATTAATTCTACTTCACCATCATCATGTTTCTTATAGACAACATAACCTTCATCACAAAGTTTATCAACTGTATGATCAACAATTCTTTCTATCCTTTGAGTATCATACTTTTGAACTGCTGATTTAAGTCCTAGACGATAGGCAATAAAAAGCGCAAACGTGACGATTGCGCTTAATATATATTGGTCAATTACAATCATACCATCCGCTCAAAAGAAATGAGTTTTGATGGTTTAAATGCTCTCCAAGCATTAGCATCTGTACACCAAACTGAAATACGATCTAGATCAAGGTCAACAGTATCAGATTCTTTTAATTTAGTACCAAACTCTGGTAGGTGATCTGCCATCAAAGTACAAGGCATAACACGATTGTCACCATTTACTTTTGTAAATGTGACTTCATAAACTCCAGTTTGGAGTTGTTCAATAAGTTCTGATTTCGTTAGCATATAGTTTCCTTTCATGATATACTGAATTATATCATAGTTTGTTTAAGTTGTCAACTTATATTTTAATTATTTATACTTGACCACAAAGTTGAAAAATGGCCTAATATTAGAAAGGGAATTCCCTTTTACCACCAGCAAGATTTTTTATTCTTTGCTCTAAAAAACTTATGGTAGTATGAATATGACCACAATCATGTGGTTGAATTAGAGTCCTATAATACTCTATTTCTTCTTCTAGGATTTGTATTCGCACATTATCAATGTGTTTAATTGGTTCCCAAATATAGTTTTCATTCTCCATTCCCATTAATTACGTTCCCCATTCACTTCTTGTTTTCATTGCTTCTATAATAAACTCAACATGACTTTCAGTACAATTACCTACAACAGTATCATCACCAGTATGTGAAGGTAAGAGGTTTGCAAGTTTGTTCTTATAAAATGTACCTACTTCATATAAATCACGTTCTCTGCCATACCCATTATCTATGATAGATAATCCATAGTCACCAAACCGCACAACTGCGCGATTGCCACCGTTACTCATAGGTTCAAATTTTAACTCTGAAAATTTCATAGTAAATGCCGTATATACAACTGTTCGCATAATAACTTAGGCTCCCATATTTTTGCAGTGATTTTTCCATTCTTTGGATAATCCCACATATCTTTGAATTTGTTAATTGCACAAAATTCACTTATTTCGCGGATGGTAGTTACGAACTTACCATCCACAAGAATTTCATATACTTCAGTTTTCATCAGCGAAGGTATCCCGGACCTGTCCAAGAAATGCTATAGTCACCATCAATAATATTTCCGCGAGATGAATTCCGCGCTGGAGTTTTCCAACCAGCCGCCATGAGAATGTCACCAAGATTGAATTTTTTATCGTCAGCAGTATTGACAATAAAACCCCACACTCCACCAGAACCATTTACAATTCTGATATATTTTTTACCTACAGTGTAGGTAATTTTTTTTGCAAATTCTTTTTCCATTTTTGCTATATGGTCAGCAAGAGATGGATCAGAAGATTTTGATCGTGTCCCATAGTCTGCAATAATATCTGAAATCAGAGCATTTACATTAGAAGTGATATCAGTCATTTGTTTGTCCTTTCAAGACTAAGTGATTCTCTTTACTTTTATAATATAGACAATTTTTACTTGATTGTCAACCCCTATGCAAAGGGATTGATATAAAAACCAATAGGCAGTCCATAACCATTCTCACCCATATAATCGTCACGAATATCATCAAGTGTTATATGATGAACAGAACCGTTGTCCCACATTACATCAACCATAGTGCCTTGGGCTGTATCTTCCATTTTAGAAATTTGACCATGCATCTCAGGAACTGTCGCTCCAAAATTTCCAATAATGTCTAAACCGATATGTACATTCATGGGGAAGCCCTTTCAAGACTGATTCTCTTTACTCTTATAAACTAGCATAAGATATAAATATTGTCAAGAGCCATAAACAGTATTATGTGTATTATTTACTCTTACAAATGTAGCGCATTTTGATAAATCTTTTAATCTGCTTGCGCCAACATAAGTACACGCTGATCTGATGCCAGATAAAATATCAATTAGTGTTAACTCCACCGGTCCTTTATGATCTACTGTGACGGTTTTACCTTCAACACCTCTATATTCTCTATGACCAACTTTATGTCTATCCATAGCAGAGCCTGATGCCATACCATAAAATTTCATTTTACCATTGTCTATAATACCATCACATTCATCATGCCCAGCAAGCATACCACCAATCATTACAAAATCTGCACCTGCAGCAAAGGCTTTCACAATATCGCCAGAATTATTACAACCACCGTCTGCAATGATATGAGCATCCATACCATGAGCAGCATCGGCACATTCAATAACAG